GACGAGTTGTTATCTTCAATGAAACTTATCAAGTCTTCATTTGGTAACATCACAACGTCTTCTGCAGGAGATCACTCGATCCCAATAGCAGCACGTCTACCAGGTGCAACAGCACTACCAACAGCAACTGCTTCACCTGCAATGGTTGTTGCAAGAATGAAGCGTTTGTTGGATCAACAACAAGTTGACTCACAAGGTAGATGGCTTGTAGTTGACCCTGTGTTTATGGAAATCATGGCTGATGAGGACTCAAGGTTTTTAAATGCTGATTTCGGTGAATCAGGTGCTCTACGTAATGGTCTTGCACTAAACAACTTTCATGGCTTTAGAATGTATGTATCTTCTAACCTACCATCAGTAGGTACAGGTTCAGGTACAACAGGTTCTGCAAACCAGAATGCTAACTATGGTGTAATTGTTGCTGGACATGATTCTGCTGTAGCAACTGCAGAGCAGATCAGTAAGACTGAAACATATCGTGACCCTGACAGCTTTGCTGACATTGTTCGTGGTATG